AGCCTCAAGATCGGAAAATGCGCAGAAAATTAGTTCTACTTTAAAGAATGTAGCAAAGGCTATCGGAGAGCATACAGTAGCTGGGAAAGCAGCTGCGATTGCGGCAACAACAATAGACACATTTATGTCAGCAACTGCGGCATTTGCATCATTAGCAAAAATACCAGTTGTCGGTGTACCTTTAGGTATAGCAGCAGCGGCGGCAGCAGTTGTAGCTGGTATGAAAAATGTGAAATCTATTTTAGCAGTAAAAACTCCGGCAGTTCCTGGAGGATCATCTGAGCCGGGATTTGTTAATATTCCTTCTCCTGCTGGTGGCGGTGGTTCGATGGGTGGCGGTGTTTCAATGCCTACGATTGACCAAATGGGAACTCCTAATTTAGGTGGCGGAGATTCAGGCGGTCAGGTTCGTGCATCAGGCGATACAATAGTCAGAGCCTACGTTGTTGAAACCGACATTACAAATACTCAAAGCAGGATGCAAGAGATTGAAAACAGAGCAAGATTTGAATAAATGATAAATTTTTAATTAAAAGCTATTTATGAACATGAATACAGATATACCAATTTACATGCTTGACATTACGGATAGCATTGAGGATGATTCACAAGTTGATTTTATCGCATTAGTAGATCGCCCGGCTATACAAAGGAATTGGAACGCATTTAATAAAACTCAAAAATTTGAAGTCACGAATGAAGATCGCCGCATCATATCTGGTGCTATTATGTTGGCTGATACGCCTATTTTTAGATCTGATAATACTTATGGCGATTATTATGTGGCTTTTTCTGCGGAGACTATTATTAAGATCGTACAGAAATTTTTTAAAAAAGGTTTCCAAAGCAACGTGAATTTAATGCACGATTCGAAACAACAATTTGAGGGCGTTACCTTATTTGAAAGTTTTATATCAGATTCATCCAGGGGCATAATGCCGATGAAAGGATTTGAGGATGCACCGGAAGGAAGTTGGTTCGGTTCGATGATTGTAGAAAATGAGGAGGCATGGGCCAAAGTAAAAAGCGGCGAGATCATGGGATTTAGTGTTGAGGGATTATTCCAATATAAACCAAAGGAAGTAAATCAGGTTGCATCATTGATGGATGCGATCAGGAAAATATTATCACAAGTTAAGTGATAAAGATTGAATTTTTAACTATATAAAAGAAAAGTATGAACGCACAAGAAGCAATTTTGAAGATTAAGGCTTTGTTTGATGACAACACTACGCCTATTGAAGTTGAAGCTGAGGTTGCACCAATGATTGAAGAATCAAAAGTGGAAATGGCAGAATATTCTTTGATGGATGGAACTAAGGTTGAGATTTCAGCTTTAGAAATTGGCGGTTTGGTTACCTTGGAAGGCGAACCAGCACCAGTTGGAGATCATGAATTAATGGATGGTACTGAAATCACTTTAGACGAAAATGGTATGATTACTGCAATCGAAACTAAAGTTGTTGAGGCAAGTCCTGAGGTTGATGTAGAGGCTGGTTATGACAAGAAGAAGGAAGAAGAAATGGCTGAAGAATTCAATGCAAAAATCGCTGAATTAGTTGAGGCAAATGATGCAAAGATTGCTGAACTTGAAAACAAGGTAAAGCAAGGATTCCAGCAAGTAGCTGAATTGATCGAAGCAATTTCAAGCACTCCGACTGAAGATCCAATCAAAAAGCCAAGTAGCTTTACAGAATTTGTAAACACGAAAAGCATTAAAGAACAAAGAATAGATAAATATAGACAAGCAATTTTAAACAATAAAAATTAAAAAACGATGGCATTTGACGTATCAACCTTAGCCGCTTATACCGAGCAAAACGAAGCCTTATTGGTAACTGATTCCGTATTAGGTGCAAAAACTGCTGCTTTGATCAAAAGCGCAGGAAACGTAATGATTGGCGTGAAAAGCGCAGAAACAATCAACATTATGGATACTGATGCAATATTCCAAGCTGGTGGTAGCTGCGGATTTACTGCTTCAGGTTCAACAACTTTCACTCAAAGAACTGTGACTGTTGGTAAAATCAAAGTAAACGAGGCACTTTGTCCAAAAGACTTAGAGTCTAAGTATCTTCAGAAGGCTTTGCCTACTGGTTCGATGTATGATTCAATTCCATTTGAGCAGGAATTTGCTGATAAGAAAGCAAAAACTATCGCTGCACAGTTGGAGACTGCTTTATGGCAGGGAGATACTGATTCAGTAAACGTAAACCTTAACAAATTCGATGGACTTGTTAAGTTGATAGGTGCTGCTTCAGGTGTTGTTGCTGCAAATGCTTCAACTTATATTTCTGGTGCGCCTTTAGCTTCAATTACTGCGGCTAACGTGATCAGCATTTTTGATGGTGTTTACAAAGCAATTCCTGCTCAGGTAGTAGCTGCTGATGACATGACTATCTTCTGCGGTCAGGATGTTTTCAGAACTTATACAATCGCATTGAAAAATGCTAATCAGTTCCATTACGCTATTGATGTAAAGGCTGATTCTGAATTTGTATTGCCAGGAACTCCAATTAAGGTTGTTGCTTTGCAAGGATTAAACGGAACTAACAAAATCTATGCAATGCGTATTAGCAACCTTTTCTTAGGAACTGACTTGCTAAACGAGGAAGATAAGTTTGAAATCTTCTATGCAAAAGAAGCAGATCAGGTTAGATTTGTATCTGAGTTCAAAATGGGTGTGAACGTAGCTTTCCCAGACGAAATCGTTAAGTTCATTTTATCATAACAATGGGGGTGAAAACCCCCTATTTTTTTAAATATTAAATAAAAAAGATATGGCGTGTGCATTAACACAAGGGTATAGCTTAGATTGCAGAGATAGTCTTGGAGGCATTGTCGAAGTATATTTTACAGAAGCCGCAAACGTAACTACAACAACTGAGGCAAGTGGTGTAATAACTGCTTTAACCAAGGCTGCTGGAAAGCGTTTTTGGAAGTATGCTTTAGTAAAAGATACTTCAATGTTCAACCAAACGATGACTGCATCCGTTGCTAACGGAACTGTTTTCTACGGGCAGGAACTACAAATCATTTTAAACAAGCTACAAACCAACACAAGAAACGAGTTGCTTTTATTAGCACAGAATTCTTTGGTTGCGGTTGCAAAAGATAGTAACGGAATTTTCTGGTACTTAGGTAAAACAAGAGGAATTGATATGACTGCAAATGCAGCTTCAACTGGAACTGCACAAGGAGATAGAAGTGGATTCACTTTAACTTTTACTGGATCAGAACCAGCTTTAGCGCCAAGCGTACTTGGTACTGTCGCATCTGCTTTAGAAACTCCGGGATCTTAGTTTAGTTTTTCATAGTAGTGTTTAGGTTAGCCGCTGATCATTTGGTCAGCGGTTTTTTTATTTTGTAAATTTTACAACATATTGCTATTTAGGTATATGATAAGGCTTACAAAGGGACAAACACAAAGCGTAATTTTAACTTTAACCGAAAAGCAGTTATTGACAAATCCAAACTATTTATTTGTTTTTACTAATCGTAGCGCAAATACGGAGATTAAATTTGTGAGGTTAAACAATACGGATCTAAGCGTTTACAAGGATCGTTATAATGAGTTTTTGTTCGTGACAAATACTAATTTTGCAACTGCTTTAAATGGTCAATATGATTATGTTGTGTATGAGCAAACAAGCACAAGCAACACTAATCCTGCTGGATTAAATGCTTTGGAATCAGGGATCATGGAATTAGTCGGAACGCCTTTTGAGTTTACAGAATACAACACAATAGATACTTACAAAATCAGACAATAATGGATCTAAGAGTAGTGACATTTGCAGAGGCAAGGCAACCAGAATTTAAAGAGAAGAAAGGCGAAGGATACATCCAGTACGGAGATCGTAACGATTACCCGAATTATTTAGTTGATCTTTTCAATAAATCAGCGAAGCATAATGCGATTGTAAAAAGCAAAGTGCATTATATTTCTGCTAATGGTTGGAAAGGTAGCGAGGCGGCAGAGCAATTCATTGCGAAAGTCAATAGGATGGAAAGCCTTAATGATCTGACAAGAAAGGTTTCTTTGGATGCAGAATTATTCGGAGGTTATTATTTGGAGTTGATTTGGAGTGCTACCGGTAAATTAGCTGAAATCTGGCATTGCGATTACACAAAGATCAGGACTAATAAAGACAATACTCAGTTTTGGTATAAAGAGGAATGGAATGATCGGAATGAAAAAGCGCAAGTTTACCCAGCGTTCAATCCGGCTAATCCATACGGAAAGCAGATACTTTATGTGAAGGAATACAGACCGAATATGGGTTTTTATTCTTTGCCTGGTTACTTC